CGTAATCAAATTGACGCCAAGCAGTATCTGGGTGATGTTGCCGTTGAGGTTGGCAATTCGGATTGTGGGACGTGGCAGGCCGCCATCGCCTTTGTACTCAAAACCAGAGGCTTCAATAGGAAGCGGGACATACGTCTCTCCGCCGTATTTGATCGAATAGGCATTGAGAATATCGTCGCTGCTGGTCGGTTCTGTGGTTTTACGATTACGTCCAGCGTGAAAGTAATAGACGTTATCGGCCCCGTGCATTATTTCAAACGTTTTAAGCTCAAACAGCTCAATGACCGCGAACGGACCAGAGTTAAGAAGCTCTTCGTAAACGCGATCTTCGCTCATGGCTCAATGACTTCCTGGAACGTTGCAGTGATCGTTGCCCTGTTCAAATACGGTATGGACTTCGACCAGTCTTGGCAAATCCACTTGTAAGTCGTGCTGTCGTCAGGAGGCGACCAGTCAAAGTGTTCCGCTCCACCGCGAGCCTCTAAGAACGTCTCGATGGTGTCAGCATCAGTCTCTGACACCTCAAACTTCAGACTCCACACCTTGAGGTCAGTGTTCAGCCCGAAGCGCAGGCGCTGGCTATAGCCGTCACCGAACTGGACGTTTCGCACAGTCGGCTGGCTGCGCTTGCTGGCCCCGTAAGTCGGGTTGATCGAAGGGAAAGTAGCCATCAGCGTGTAAGCAGACCACCAGGCCGCTTCTGTTTAATCAATTCTGCCTGTACTGCCTGCCCAATCAAGCGGCCAAGCTGATCAGCATTGCCTTGGTTGCCCTGTACTTCCGTTCCAGAGGCATCGACGTTGACGACGACGCTAGTGCTGCCCATGGCGTTGTTTGGAACGATGTTGCCCTGGGCTCCGGGGACAAACAACTCAGGGCCACGCTCACCAACCATGTAGGGACGGCCTGCGCCAACAGGCCCACCGAGCGCCCTTTCTCCCATGTATTCACCCACTAAATCAACATTAGGGCCTGTTGATTCTCCTCCTCCGCCGAAGTTAAACGCGCTAAATACCTGGTTGACGCCAAGCCGCAGCAGCTGATTTGCGATGGTTCGCAGCACATTGCTGGCTACTTCCCCAAGAGTGCGGGTCTGGTCTATAGCAGCAGTAATTCCATCAACCACGCCGGTCTTGATCGTGTCCCCAATAGCTTCAAATACTCTTCTTTGTTCTTCTAGTTGTTTCAGAGTTTGTTTAGCCGCAAAAATACGTTTTACATAATTCCGTTCCACTTCCCCTGCAGCATTTGCGAGGTCGATTTCTAGGCGTACCTGATCTTCTGTTCCGTTTATCTGGGCTTCGAGAAGCCGTAACTGATCACTGTACTTGTCAATCCGCTGACCAGCAAGCTCTACTTCACGTTCGCGCTGTGCCTCGCCTCGCAGTTGCAAGTTAATTAGTTGTTGTTCCTGTCGTTCAAAAGCCGCAGCGGCTCTTTGGCGATCTCTCTCAGCTTTATTTCTAGCTTGTTCGGCTCGTGTAGCCGCTGCTTCTTCTGCCGCAGCAATGTCAAGGGCTAAACGTTGTCGTTTTTGCTCGGTTTCAACTTTTAGATCCTCAAGTTGAGCACTTGCTTTTGATGTACTTATTTCCTTGTTTGCTAGTGCGTCTAAAATTTTACGTTCTTCTACTTCTTTGTTTACAGTTATCTCTCGTTCACGAAGTTTTTGTACTGTTTTATCTAAAAGATCTAAATCTGTCTCAAGCAATGCATTTTGCACTTCTAACTGATCCGTTGTTAAAGTAGTTATTTTTGCATCGTTTTGCTCGATAGTAAGCCTTTCTTTTGTTAAACGAAGAGTCTTTTCTTCTTCTTCCCTAATTTCTTTTAGCCTTTGTGTACGTTCTCTGGCTAACTCTCTAATTGCTCGCCTGTTTTCAATGCTATCCCGTGCGGGTAAGTCTGCATCACGGTTGTAAGTAGCTTGCCGCCGCCTAATCTCGTTTTGAATTCTTACAAGTTCTGGGTCGGTTGAAGTTTGTCCCGCCCCAACGTCTACAGCCCCCTGAATTGCTGCACCCGTAGCTCTTAAGAGTGGAGCAAGTAATCGAGATAAACTTGCCTGCATCTGAGACATTGCTTGCCCAAATGTATTAGACAAAGCCAAACTCTCGTCCCCAAAAGTTCGCAAAGCGTTTACGCCATCTGCTCCGACAACGGTGGAAAGACTTTCAGTAGCTAAACGCAATGCTTCCTGCTCTGAGCCAAGCTGTTTAATTTCTTGTAAGTACGAAAAACTAGACGTGCCAGCTAGTCCCGCAGCTTGTGCAACTCGCTCAAAATCTCCTGTTGTAGATCGAAGTGCTTGCCCTAGCTCAATCGCTTGGGCAGCAAACTTATCAACAAAGCCGCCGACAACTTGAAGCGCAACGGTCAAACCGCCAAACATGTTGCCTGTGGCTGCCCCGCCCAAAGCACCGCCTAATGCTTGAAATGGCCCGCCACCAAACAAGAGGGGAAACGCACCGGCAGTTACAGCTGCGGATCCGCGTTTTTGTAGTTTTTGCCGATTAGCTAATGCTGTAGCAGCGCGTTCGTCGTCTGCTCTTTTTGCTTGTTTTATCTGGTTCGTGATGTTTACAAGACGCTTAAGCTCTTGTGCCCTTTCTTTAGATAGTCTTCTTTGAACTTGTACTTGAGTGTTTAATACACGGGCTTGTTCGACATACCCGTCTGTGGCAGTTTTGATTTTGCGGTTTCCAGCCGCAGAAAATGGATTCCCGTCGTTTACCTGCTTTTGTTTTGCCGCTAAATTGTTTAATTCCTTGTTTAGGCTACTTATATTCCGCTCAAGCTCTTTGATCTTGCGGTCGCCACGCAAGACAATCTCAATATCTACGTCGTAGTTGGCCACGGGCGAAACGTAGAGGGGCTTGTGTCAGTTTAACGCGAAGCCATAGTCCGCGCCCCTCTAGCAGCACGTGACCTTTCCATAACCCGCTCTTCTTCTTCGCTCTTAATCTCGTAAAAAGCGGCCCATCCGACTAGCTCTTCTTGGGTCAGGTGTTCTGACAGCTGAGCAACGGTCAAGCCCAGCTCTTTGGCTAAGAAGAAAATAAAAAACCAGTCGTTACTCGCTTTTGAGCGCTGCTTTCGCTTCCTCCACCTTGTTTTCGGACCCAGAAGCCAGCATCGCAATCTGAATGTCTTGCAAAATTGAGGCTACGACAGCATTTTTCAGTACAGCCTTTTCGCCGTCCTGGAAAAGCCGTTTACCGTTTTCATCTAAAGCCTTTTCGATCATCAGACTTAAAGCAAAGTCGGTGCTGTCGTCTGACCCTGCTTTTTTCTGGATAGCCTCGCGCTCCGCAATGGTTAGCGGGTGCCAGTAGACCTCAAGCACCGTCTCGTCACCATCTTTGACTTCGTACTTATACAGCTGGCTGACGCCGAACTTATTGCGGAGCAGCTCAGAGGCGCGCATAAAGTAGTACCATTTGCCTCAATATACTACACAACTGCTGTGAACTGACAAGAAACAATGCCGATGAAGTGCGAGCGATCTTCTAGCTCCAGCGGAGTTGGCCCGGAAATGTCCAACACGCGCGGCGCAACACTGAAAGTATCGGTGTAGTTAGAAGCGTTTACAGATGTAAGGCCGTCAATAACTGCTTCGCTTATGGCGGATAGCACTGACGTACCAGCAGACTTAGGCACATAAACGTTGCACTGGATAACGCCGGAGTAATAATCCTGG